AAAGCAGAAGAAGGTGAGCCGTGGGCTGTTAACTTCTTAGCTGACAGAACAGATGGTAAAGCAGTACAAGCGACAACTTTTGAAGATGGCGAAGGAAACAATGTAACAACTTCATTAGAAGTGCGTTTTCATGTTCCATCTATCATTCCACCACCTGTAGATGAGTGAAATCACATCAGAGATTAGGGAAGCTGTTAGTGCGGTTGATTTTCCAATCAAGCTGCAAATGCTATTCGATCCATGCCGATATAAAGTGCTTTATGGTGGTCGTGGTGGGGCTAAATCTTGGGGGGTCGCTCGTGCATTACTTGTTATTGGCGTAAAGAAGCCTACAAGGGTGCTATGCGCTCGTGAGTTTCAAAATTCAATAGGTCAATCAGTCCACAAACTGCTATCAGACCAAATCATTGCTTTAAAACTAGAATCGTTCTATGAAATCACACAAAACTCCATTCGAGGCAAGAATGGTACTGAATTTGCGTTTGTTGGCCTTAAAAACAACGTCACAAACATCAAGTCTTTTGAGGGTGTTGACCTCTGTTGGGTTGAGGAAGCGCAGTCGGTATCAAAAACCTCGTGGAATATTCTTATCCCTACCATCCGTAAAGAAAAGTCAGAAATCTGGGTTACGTTCAATCCGGAGCTTGAAAGCGATGAAACCTATCAAAGGTTCGTGGTATCACCGCCAGAGAACTGCAAAGTTGCAAAGATTAATTGGTCAGACAATCCCTGGTTCCCAGATACTCTCAAATTAGAGAAAGATGCCTTATTTAGTAGGGATAGAGAAGCGTACAACACAGTTTGGGAAGGGTTATGCCGTCAGACAGTAGATGGTGCTATCTTTGCTAAAGAACTAACAATGGCAGAATTAGATGGCAGAATATGCAATGTACCCTACGATCCAATCAAGCCTTGTCATGTTGTATTTGACCTCGGTTGGGCAGATAGTACAGCCTACTGGATAGTACAATTTATTGCCCAAGAAGTCAGATTGATACGCTATCACGAAGACAATCAACAGACAATTGCTCATTATCTTGGTAAAATACAGTCTTATGGATACGTTATCGACACTATTTGGCTACCACATGATGCTGGCAACAAGACTTTGGCCTCACACGGCAAAAGTATCGAAGAAGTGGTCAGAGCTGCAAACTTCAATACAAGAGTTATCGAAAGAACTCCTATCGTAGATTCAATCAATGCTGCACGAATGATGTTCAATAAGTGCTGGTTTGACCGAACAAACACCCATGAAGGCTTACAATGCCTCAGACATTATAGGTATGACGTTGATCCAGATACTAAGCAATTTAGTCAAAAACCCTTGCACGATAACTACAGCCACGGAGCAGATGCTTTCCGTTACATCGGACTTATGGTTAACGAACCTAGAAAAGCACCCAAACAACAGAAAACTTATCAACTACCTAGCTCATGGATGGGCTAAAATGTGTAGTAAAAACACAACAAATGTCTTAAAATCGGGCAAAGATTAAGGGATTGTATGGCTAGAGAAATTGTCACCTCAGAAAACCGTGAAGAATATATCGAAAAAAAGATGAATAAAGGTCGTGCAGCCAAAGGTGGTCAAACGGCTGAATCTAATGGATATTTTTACAAAGGTGGCAGATTTTTGCCAACCACTACTGCCGAACCTGGTAAATGGAAAATAGGAAAAAAATGGGTTAAATCAGGCAGAGAATTGATTGAACCTGGTGTAATTGCTCATGCACCAACCCCATTTTCTCGCAGTATTTATGGCCCTATTGGGCATTATGTTGAACACCCAAATAATGATTTTAAAAAAGTAAAACTTAAAGAAGGAATGAAAGTTTTGGGAAAAACTGGTGAAGATGGGTTGCAACGTTATGAACCAGTCACCCACGAAACAACTTGGACTCCTAGAGTGCATGATTACGAACATCATACCCCTGTAACAATCGGTGAATTAATTGAGGCTTATAACAAAGGTCATCGCTGGTTTGATGTAAAACCTAATGCTGAAACCATTACTACTGAAAAGAAATAACTATGGCATACGATAGAGTTGCAGACGAACAATCAGATGGCAGAATTGAAGAAGCCAAGCAGTTTTTAAGGCTTTGTAACGATTCTGATAGCAACAATCGTGCTGAAGCGTTAGATGATGTGAGATTTGCTGCTGGCGATCAATGGCCCGTAGATGTGCAAAATAGCCGAGTATTAGAAGCTAGACCTTGTTTGACGATTAATAAGGTAGATGCTTATATCCGTCAAATTTGCAATCAACAACGTCAACAACGCCCACGCATCAAAGTGCATGGCATGAACAATGACTCAGATGCCAAAGTAGCTGAGATCATTACAGGCATTACTCGTCATATTGAAAACCAAAGCGATGCAGACCAAGCCTACGATCATGCGTTTGAGTATTGCGTAAAGATGGGTTGGGGCTATTGGCGTGTAACTACAGACTATGTAAGGGATGACAGCTTTGACCAAGAAATCTACATTAAGCGTATTGAGAATCCTTTTAGCGTTTATTTTGACCCTAATAGCGTTGAACCTGACGGCTCAGATGCTGAAAAGTGCCTTGTTACAACAGTTGTCAGTAAAGCCGTGTTCAAGAAAATGTATCCAAATGCAGAGGACACTCAGGGATTTTCCAGTAGAGGAACGGGCGATACGGAGTCGGAATGGGTCACAAAAGAAGATATACGCATAGCTGAGTATTTCTATACTGAGCGTGAGAAAGCAATGATTATTCAGCTTTCAGACGGCACAACAGGCTATAGCGATGAAATGCCAAGCAAAGAAGCATTGGCTGCTGCTGGTATTACTGTGATTGATAAACGTGATACCTGGCGCAAAAAGATTAAATGGTGCAAGTTAACGGCTATGCAAATCCTTGAAGAAGGCGAATGGGCTGGCAAGTTTATCCCTATCGTGCCGGTATATGGTCAAGAAGTAAGGGTTGACGATAAGCATAAGAAGTTCGGTCTAGTGCGTATGGCTAAAGACCCACAACGTATGTATAACTACTGGTCAACAGCATTGACTGAAACTGTAGCTCTTGCTCCTAAAGCTAAATGGTTGCTTGCAGAAGGTCAAGACGAAGGCCATGAGAACGAATGGGCAATGGCTAACATTAAAGCTATGCCTGTATTACGTTATAAGCAGACAGACATTGAAGGTCGTATTGCTCCAGCACCTACAAGATTACAGCCAGAGCCACCACCAGCAGGCGTAATGACTGCATTGCAAGGCATGAATCAAGACTTACAAGCAGTTGTAGGTATTTTTGATCCTGGTCAGTTGCCACAAGGTATGCAATCAGGCAAGTCTTTGCAAGGTCAGCAACAACAAGCTGATATGACTAACTTTCACTATTATGACAATCTGACTCGCTCAATCCGTCATACAGGTCGTATTATTCTTGATTTGATTCCTAAAATCTACGATAGACAACGTGTAATGCGTATTATTGGCGATGATGGCAAGCCTGAGATGGTTACTATCAACGAGCAAGGTCAAGACGAGCAAGGCGTGTCTAAAGTCTTAAATGACGTAACTGTAGGCGAATATGACGTAGTAATGGAAACAGGCCCTGGTTACAACTCTAAACGTCAAGAAGCAGTTGATTCTATGATGAGTTTATTAGGTGCTGATCCTACATTGATGCAAACTGCTGGTGATCTTATCTTCCGTAATATGGACTTCCCAGGCGCAGAAGTCATTGCAGATAGACTTGCAGCAGCCAATCCTATGGCTCAGATTGACGATAAATCACCTATTCCACCACAAGTACAGATGCAGTTAGCTCAAAGCAAGCAAATGATTCAGCAACTTCAGCAACAGATTCAAGCCGAAGAAATGGATAAAAAATATCGTGCTACTGTTCAACAGCAAGTACAAGAAGCTGAAACAGAGCGTGAGAAGATGCGCCTACAAGTTAAGCGTGAAGATGTTATGACCCGCACAGATACCCAAGCGCACGACACAGTCATCAAGACTCAGACTCAGCTTGAAATTGAGCAACTCAAGGCGCAATTAGCCCTTGTTTTGGCTCATATCAATAAAACTACAAGCAAAGAAGCGCAAGCTGAAGCAATTGAAAGAGCAATATGACCCGTGAAATAGTCACTTCTGAAAATCGTGAAGAGTATATTGCCAAAAAAATGGGCAATAAAGAAATTGTTCATCCATTGAGCGAAAAGCATTTTCATAAACATTATGTTGCACAGCATAAAGATATAAAAAGCAAATCAAAAGAAGATAAGGCAAATACTCAAAAAGCCATTATGAAAACAGGATTTCATAAAGGTTTTAATGTAAATGCTTTGCCAGTTGCAAGAGGCGGTGAACCAAAAAATATTATAGATAAAGCCTATGGCAATAAAGCAGGAGATAGAGTTTATCTTTTGCCCAAAGAAGGTGTTGGTGAAGGTAGAAATGGAATGTTTACCAAAGAAGGTCATATCCCTTCAGAACATGATGTGATTGATATAGCCAAAGACAACGAATCTTCTTACGAAGCATATTTAAGAAAATATAACAAAGAATAGTGTTGTAATAACGCAACATTTATGTTATAAAAGCATTTACCTACCAATGGGTTCATTGGGTTAATTCTTGGAGTTATCCATGTCAGAAGCAAATGTAAGAACGGCAGACAATGTCGTAACAAGCGATAATTTAGCGGAATGGACTGCTAATAAACTTGGTTTAGCTAGTGAGGAAGCCCCTGTTGCGGCTGAAGCAGTCGAGGAAACTCCTGATTCAGAGCCAGCAGTTGAGGCAC